ATGACGCAATAGGTCATAATCAGTAACAATGCCTTGACGCGCTAATACGTTCCTAACGCGCTCGCCCATTTCCCAAATCATTTGGCTTTTTAACAGCCGTAGCCATTGGTGTTGTTCTTTGTCATAAATTGCATATTGTTCTGGGTCTTTTGACCATTTGGTTTTAGGTTTAGCAGCCCAGATGTATTCGTGTTCTCTTGCGAGGTTTCTAATTTCCATTGTTTTTCCTTTGTTATTTGCAGTGACGCTTCCATCTGACAACAAGGGTGTGCCTAGATTGACAGATAAATCTTTGCAGGGTTGCTTCCCTTTTTAGGCAGCCCCAGCCCCACGGCCCGACGCGCCACACCTTAGTGCCATCAGGGTTAATGTGCGACTTAAACGCAATAGCGTCAGCGACCTTGACTTGTGCGCGTGGGCTTAAACCTTTAGCGCTGGAATGGTCCGACCAGTGCCTAAAAGTTGAACGGTTTATCCCCAGCCCACCTGTGTATGAACGCGTGGAATGTTGCCAGTTGCCCCCAGTTTCGCATTGGGCTAACTGATCGTAGTAAGCGTCAGGCAATACGCCGTGGTATTTGGCGTGAGGGTCAGCAGCTGCACTTGCTTGAGTTGGGATGGATAGGGCGAGGATTAGCGGTAGTGCCATGAGTGTCTTAATCAACTCTCTCTACTTCTGTTGGCGGCCCCCACAAGTGCCAAGATTCTGCACGTGTGCAGACTTGGGTGTACTCGATCAGGCCTGTGGACAAATCGGTAAAAATCTGCACCATGGTTTTCTTATCTTTAGACTTTAGGGCCATGTAGCCCCATGTGGGAATCATGGGCGATTGGCCATCATTTTGAGCCATAGCCAGCATGAAATCCAGCCCATAATAAAACTGTAAAGAAACTGTGTGTCGGTCATTACAAGCCCTGCCATACGCGAATTGGTCGGCGGTGGCACTCTGGTCGCATTGACTTGACATAACGCTCTGTAGGGACGCACAGACGGTCTGAGGAGGCTTTACGCATCACTGCGCCCATCGCCCGTGGCTCGTGGGTTGTCAGTGCCGGGTGCATTTGGTTCATCCATTCCCACACGTCGTCAGTGGTGAAGTCGTGACGCTCGATGGAGAACATGGCAACTACTTGGAGGGCTTTGTGTGCCCATAGTTGATCAGAGTTTAGGCCGACGCGCTCAATGGCTTCTTCGGCTAAAGCGATGGCCAGTGGCTCATCAAAAAGGGTGGGCTGGTCTGTCATGGTGTTTCCTTTGCTAGAGCCATTTGAGTGGCTGGGGGTTACTTTACACAAAAGGCGATAGCGATGGTGGATACCCCAATGGAAACAAAGGTACCCACCACCTAGCCCTGACCACGCTCAAACGAGTCAGGAGTTCTCTTTTAACGCTCGAAAGACTTGCTCGAAGTGTTCCGGGGTTTGTTTGGCTAATTCAATATGCAGCCAATTTGGGTTGCCTTGGTAGGAACCTGCGTTGTCGTCAGCGGTGTAGATTTTGACGCCTTTTTTGCCTTCGCCACGTGAACAACGATACCCAGCGCCATACTCGCCGTATGCGTACCAGTGCATTTCGCACAGTCCTAAGGCTTCTGAGTTGGCTAGGAACCAATCCCAAATAATACGGGCTTGGGTTTCGTCTTTGTATTGCAGATCAGCTGCATACCCGGTGGCGTGGACGGATAGTCCTGCGTTGTTTCGCATTGGGCGGTTGGCGTAGGTGCCTAATGATTTCATGCCCCAGCGTTTGCCACAGAGTTCTACGAGTTTGGCGGTGACTGGTTGTGTGCCTTTGCCATCCCATGATGGGTAGTAAGGGTATGCGCGGTTTGTCATGGTACGGCTGGTGGTTCTTTCTCTTTATCTTTAGAGTCTCGAAGCCCGTTAGCAGCTAGTGCCCCACCCAAAATACCTGACAGGCTCATCATCATGGGGCTTAAGAGTCCAAAAATTTCGCGGTCTGCCTCAGCCATCACCCTCGGTTGCGTAATGAACAGCAAGCCGTAGAGCATGAAACTAATTGAGGAAACAAACACCAGCGTGAGGCCAATACCGATTGACAGAATCAACCGAGCTTTGATTTCTTCGTTGGTGAGTCGTGGTCTGAGTTTCATTAGCAGTCGAATCCTACGATTTGTTTAAGGGTGGTGGTGGTCATTGCCGACTCAACAGCGCCGAGTGCTTTGTTTTTGGTGCGTGTGCCTTGTTCGCATTGGCATTCTGTTTTGTTGGTGTTGGCGGGGTCTTGGCATGGGTAGCGGAAACGATCTGAGCAGCCTGCAAGGGCAAGCATGATGGCGCTAACTAGCAGTAGGCGTTTCATCAGGCTGTGCCGATATCTTCAACAATTAGTTGGGCAGGGTTACCAGATGTGCGAGCTGCTACAGGTGCGCCTGTCGTGCTACTTGTAGCGGCACAACCGACAAGCGTTACGCTGCCAGCAGTAAAGGTGCCTACATAAATTAAAGGCAAAGTGCCGTTCACTGATGCTGCTGCGCTGTTTTGTACCAGTGCTTGCTGAAGCTGTGTACCCGCTGCATTGGTTTGTCTCAGTTGCGTATAACTAAAGCCTAAAACTGTTGGGGTGCTGATTTGTGGCTCATTGTATGTGATGCGGTAGTTGCGATTAGCCACTGCTGTAAAGGTGACGCTCATACCCGTAGCAATAGCAATAGATGTTGTAAGCGTGTAAGTCGTTGTGCTGGTGGCTAATGCCATTACGCCACGCGGAAAGTTGTTTTGCTGTGCAGCTGTTAAGACAGCGCCAGTAGTGAAATCAGTGTTGGGTGTAATAGCCATTAGTTAATATCCTAATCTGTTTGAATTGAGCTTGCCGAAAGTTGTAGAACCGAGAATTAGGTATGCGTTTAGGTCAGCACCCGACAGGGCAAAAGTAAAGCGAGTACCAGCAGGCGTAGCCGACATAGTTACGCCCTCGATAATGCAGACATAAGTTGTGCCGCGGAAAGTGACGCTAATTGTTTGGCCAGGGTAGTTAGCAATGGTTGAACCCGTAACCAGTTTGTCAAGTTTGAACGATGACTGCGCCTCAGCAATAGCCGAAATACTGCTAATCGCCAGCCGTGGTGTTTTGTAGTTGCTTAACAGATAGTTAGCAAAATCTGTTGCCTGACCTGTAGAGGCGTTAATTGTGTTTACCTGATAAGTACGGTACGGAACACTTGCCGTGGCATCCGTAACTGTTGAACTACCAAAAGACTCGGTGCTGACGGTTACCTGCGTGTAGTAGTTATCGCTAAGACTTTCGAAGTTAATTTGGTCATAAACTTGATCGTTACCAGTTGGGGCGTCACTGAAGTTGTATTCCGTTACGGCTGAGTTAAATGGCGAAACAATAGCCACGTCGTTAGCGCCAGTAGAGATTCCGTCCCACATTCGAGCATTGTTAGAAAGGGCGGTACGCGCCACCCAATCGCCCCAAGTGCCTGAAACAGTTGTTGCAGCTCCCAATTGAGTGACAGAGCCAAGCCATGCAATAGTTAACCCTGTTTGAGTAGTTGCTGTAGTCATCTGTGTTGGCAGGGTGCCTGCAGCCATTGCGTAACTGTTGCCGTTCATACGGCCCAGATCAGCAAAAAATCCTTCTGCCGTGATACTTAGAAAGTCAGCCTGCCCTACTCCGCCTGCATAGGGGATGCCGTATTGGGCAGTGACGTCAGCAATTTTCCCTAGCCATAAATCGTAGGCAGATGCTGGCACTGTGTTGTTTTTGACTAAAAGATAGGTGCCACTTTTAAGAGCTGCAATTGGTGACGCGTACCCTGTTGGGTAGCGAATAACTACCGATGCTGTTGATGCGCGTATTTGGTCCAACTGTGCAGAAATGCCAATAGAGACGTTGATGTTTTGAACATTGGTTAGGGCTGTAAAGTTGATGCCGTCCGTTGAATAGGAAACGCTGTAAGACTGTAAAGCCATTAGAAAATGTTGCTCGTCCGAATAGGAATAGAACCGTTTTGGCGCATATAGGTACGCAAGGCATCCACCACAGATTGTGGGTCGCCACCGTTGACGTGGATAGTGACATTGGTTCCACCCATGCCACCACCAGCGTTAGGGCCACTAAGAGGAATGACAGCCTCAGGGCCTTTCTCGCCAATCATGGCGAGTGTTGGGCTGGTGACAATTCCACCTGCAGCAAGCATCGGGATTTGGGGCATTTCAAAACCTTTACCGCCGAGCTTTGGCACCCATGTTGGAACCTTAAAAGACAATTTGCCCACTGTGTTATTCCAGATTGTGGCTATGCCGTTGAAAACAGCCTTAAAGACGTCATAAAGAATCTGTGCCTCGGTCTTGATGACTTCAAAATAGACAAGGAAACCAGTCTTAATGAACCTGCCAACAGAGTCCACGATGTTGCGGAAACTTTCAAACTTTTTGTAGGCAATAATTAGACCGGCAATAAGCAAGCCAATAGCAATAACAATTAAAGTAATGGGGTTGAGAGCCATGACAGCGTTGAAAGCTGCTTGAGCGCCTGTAGCAATAATTGTGTAAGCCTCATATACCTTCATGGCTGCGCCAGCAATTACAACGGCACCTGCGATAGCAGCGATAGCACCAGCGATAGCCAAGAACAAACCAGTGTTGTCTTGCGCCCAACTGCCCATGGCCATTAAGAACGGCAACACCTTCTCAATGGCTGGCAATAGTGCAGCGCCGATAGATTCTTTTGTTTCGTCAAACCCAACTTTTAGACGCTTAAATTGTCCAGCTGCAGTATTTGCAGCGTCAGAAGCAGCGCCACCAGTAGTTTTGCCAATCTTGTCCATGACTTCTTCAAAGGTTGCGCCCTTTTTGATCATGTCTCGATACTCAGGTGCCAACTTTGCCAGCGCTGTGAGGTTTCCTCCATACGCCTTTTCTAAAGCGCCAGTGACACTAGCCAATGGCTTGCCTGAAGCAGCAGAAATATCCATTGCTCGCGTTGCCAATTCTTGCGCTTTTGTAACGTCACCAGTCGCCGTAACTAGACGCCCCAAAATCGGCCTAAGTTCGTCATCCGAAACGCCTAGCAATTTGCCTTGCGTACTTATCCAATCTTCATTGGCTTGTATTTGTTTATCAGTAGCGGTGGTGGTTCGCTCAATGATTCCAGCCAATTTGTCCTGTGCTGCTTGATCTTCAATAGCACCCTTGGTGGCATCACCTAAAGCAACACCCAAACCTGCTAAGGCAAGACCTGCAGGAACGGCTGCTTTCTTAATGGCGAACTGGGCTTTTTTCCCTGCGCCTTCCAGTTGTTGAAACTGGGCCACGGCGCGTTGGATTCCGGAACCGTCAAATTCCGAGATGATTGGAATGTTGATAGCCATTACTTAATTTCCTTATTTACGGTTGCGATTACGCGCAACACTAACGCCTTTAGTTCAGCTTGTATGGAAGGCAACGATTGCTCCGCTGCAGGCCACAGAACACGAGATTGTCTTGCTCGAAGGTTCTCAGATAGCAAAGAATTAGAACCACGGCCAGCAACTTCAAGGACTACAGCGCCCGGGTCGGATTGGGTTACATAGATTACATTGGCGTCATTGCGGCGAGTTGAGAACTTGACCTTTAGCCCTTTGACTGCTTTTGCTTTGGTGTACGGGAATATCTTTTTGTTGCCCTGTTGCCAGTTGCGATTCATGCCGGACAATGGGGTGTCGGGGTAGCGCGAACCAGCCAAAGTAACTAACGGCTGGGCTATTTGTTTAGCGTCAGCGTTAAATTGCTTTCTTAGGTCTTTGTCAATTTTGCCAAGGGCTTTTATGGCTTCCTTAGCGCCCACTACTTCTACTTTTGCTGTCGCTGTCATTTGCGCCTTGCTTTGTTTATGACGTCAATGACTGTATTCATGTCTTGAATCTCGAAAGGTATTTGGGGAGGCCACCACCCAGTCTCAACCAGCAGTTCTGCTAGTGATCGTGAGTAGGTGCCTCCTCGATGGGGTTTGTTGGTTCGTCCGATATAACTTCAATGGCAACCAGTTTTTTGACGTAATCATCAAAGATTGCTGGTACCGAGATGCCGTGAACTTTGCAAGATTCAAAAGCCATGAACGCCAAGTCTTCAAGTCCTACGCCCGTGGCAAGGTTGGAGGCTTTTTGTTTGAACTTTCGTTCCCAAGCGATTATGACGTAGAGGTTTGTTTTCACCTCATAGGTCGTTTGGTCTGTGGTTACTTTGAGCGTGAGTTGCATTGTGTTTTTTCTTGTTTAAGGAGTGACGTCGCGTACCCAAGTGCCGCCAGTAAAGGAAGCCTCAACTGTGGCAAGTTCGCCAACTGTTGAGTTGATTGGAGTGAAATTGGCAAGCATACAGTTGGTCAATACGTACTCAGGGTTGGTTGCTGACTCTGACGTGCCCGATGGCGAAATGGTCAAAACCGTTGTTCCTGTGCCAACGCATGATGCCATAATGGCCTCAACCTCGGTTGCGCCGTAGCTGAGAAAGAATGTAATCGAGACATCCACTGTCTGAAGTCCACCAGTAAAACGATGCCCGGTATCGCCAAAAGCGGTTGACTCAAGCGAGTCCACGCCAATGGTGATTGCACAAGCGTTAGCCTGATCACTGAGGTCTGTGGTGGTTGCACCTTGGGTAATGCTGATAGTTGCGTTGGATAGGAATGTTGTTGTTGCCATTGGTGGCTCCTTTTTCTAGTTGCGCCGTACTGCTACGGCAACGGTCATGTCATAGCAAGGAAGCATCTGCTCGCCGTATGAAGCGAGAGATGGCCTTCCATCCACTATGGCGATGGGTGAGTTCATAATTGTGTCAACCGTGGTCATCAGATAATCGCCTGAGTCTTGGTTGCCCGGAGGCCCAGCAAGAACACGAATGACTAGCCGAATGTCGCCCACGTTGTATGTGAAGGCATCAAGCGTTGGCAATTCAATCATGACTGAGAGTGGTCGGGCGTTGCGTGGGTCTGTGACTGGTTTCAGGCCTAGCGCGGTGAGTGCGGTCTTGGTGGCGTTCACTGCCTCATAGAGAATGCCTGTTGCAGCCATTAGGCGACCTGTGGCCTTCCGCAACCAAGCAGCTGCATGATCTGACCGAGGGACATGGTGGGGGTGCCCATGCCCATTGAGTCAAATGAGGCGTAGCCGTCAACAGCGCCACGAGAGCGATATTGGGTGGCTGCATACATGATTGTTCCTAGTTTGGCTGCGCCGTCAGGAGCCGTTGTAAGGCTGTCTGTGTAGCCAGCCTCTCTACGCTTGCGGAATGCCCAAGAGTTAGCCGCTGAGACGCATACAGCGATGAATGCGGTGTCGTTAGCGGTAGCCACCTCGATGCCTAACCAACTGGTGACGTCGGCTGAGGTAATCCACGAACAAGACGGGGTAAAAGTGACAGTGCCTGTAGCAACGCTTCTGTCATAGTCATCGCCAGTGTTCTTGTAGATGAACTGGTTTTCCATGATGACGTCATAGTCAAAAAGCAGGTCGCCCTCTGATGAAACGCCAGTGAACAAGTAAGGCTCGGTAGAGATGACGGTGTGCGTCCCACTGAATCCGTGGTCGGCTCCTGCCACCACCACCGAGTCTTGACTTTGAATGTCTGTGTCTACAAAAGTCTGCAACACGGCATAGTTGTCTAGTCGCGTGTGAAATGCGAGGTTGAAACTAGCCATTGTCTTGCAGTCTTTCTAGTTCGTCGAATTAAGCGACGAAAGCAGCCTTGACGAACTTAGTTGGGTCAATCATGAGTGTTGCAAGGTAACCACGGAAAGCGATTGTGCGACTCATTGTTGACGGTACGTCAATGCTGAGTGCGCCCTTCTGCTGTTCAAAGATTTCGTAACCAGATGGGTCACCAACGATGACTGTGCTTGATGCGAAGTTGCGGTCAACAACAACCTTGAGGCCGAAAGCCATCATGTCTGTTGAGTTTGCATTTGAACCACCAAATGAGTTCATTGGCCCTACGTTCGGGAACAATGGGCGGTCTGCGGTGTCACTCAATGATGAGAGGCTTGCCCATACGTTAGGACTAAGGAAAAGGTGCGTTGGCAAGTTGCCATTGCTTGACGAAAGAATCGTTGAAGCTGCGCCGTAAATCCACTCAACCCAATATGCAGGGTCTGCGCCAGAAGCGCCAGAGAAGTTACGAGTTACAGATGCTCCGGTAGCAAGGTTGTCCGCAGCCACGTTGTCTGTTTCGTTTGCGTAGATGCGAGCCATGTCATCAAGAACAAGTCCGATGATTTCTGGCTGTGACCAGTCAATTGACTGCTCTGACAATGTGACATAACCACCGTAAGTTGCTTTTGTTACTTGATTGTCTGTGATGACAAAAGTTCCTTGAGTCAGTGCTGAGTTTTCAGATGCTTGGTTGCCAATTGAAGTATGCGTTGTTACTTCAGGACGGATGAATACTTTTCCGCCTTGTGGCATTGCTTTTGCACCAATTGCGTCAATGACTGGACGACGACCGATGAAGTTGTTGTAAACGGGTTGCACGATTGGCAGTGGAAGTACACCGGGAATGTCTGAGGTCACGACGTTTGGAGCTGCGGCTTGAAGGCCTGCGCTCATTTCGCGCCACTTGTCTCCACCAACAAAAGCGGCTGAAATGTATTCGGCAGCAGTTGGCATGATGAACTCGCGTTTTGCGGTTGCATAGATTGGGGTTGTTGGGATGATTGAAGCCTCGACCTCAACCACTGGGTTTTCTTGTGTTGCCACTTCTGGTTCCTCCTCGGAATCTGTTGGGGTGGGTTCGGTTGCATCTTCAGGTTC